GTTTTAAAACTTGGTTAGATAAAAAAGGCGGCTTTACTGGTATTTTTACAGATTTAGTAGGAGGCTTATTTAGTTTTATTGGAGATGCAGTAGCAAGAATTGGTTCGTATTTTAAACCCGGTGGAGAAAATTTCTTCTTAGCTGATGTATCTGCTGCTCTTACATGGGCAAAAGATTTAGCATTAATGCCATTTAAATTATTAAAAGATGCATTCAATAAAGTAAAAGAAAAATTTGAAGGATCTGGTGCGTTAAAAGCTTTAGGTGATAAGCTAAAGCAAATAGGAAGTATGGCAGGCGATTTAATAAAAAGCCTTTTAAGAAGTATACTGCCTACAACAGACGGCCAGGAAAAGTGGTGGAAAAGTATTGCAGGAATTACTTCTAAAGCTATACCTAATTTTATATATGATTATGCTGGTATGACAAAGTCTGGAGCTTTAACACCAATTGTTCCTGGAGGAACCGGCGCAATAGATCAAGATGATCCTTTTGGAGCTGGCGGCGCAGGTACAGGTGGAATGAATTTACGTAAATCTATAGACGATCCATTAAGTGGATTAAATATGGCTGATACTATGGCAAATGCTCAAGCAGCACAAACGGCGCAATTAGGTGAAATAGCAAGAATGTTAGGAAGAAATTCTTCCGGAAGTTCAGTAGATTCTAGTACTAATACTGCTGTTACTATTCAACAAGACGAAACTATTGGAATTAGAGGAAATAGGTCTGGCTATGGCTATGTTGGTTCTGCTTCAGGAAAAGCAGCGTTTTCTGGTCAGATGCGCAGAACAAAAACAGGTCCTTCTGGAAACTAAGGTTATTGGTCGGAGATGCAAGATTCGAACTTGCGACCCTCTGCTCCCAAAGCAGATGCGCTACCAGACTGCGCTAATCTCCGTCAATATTATATTATAATTTTATTGTTTCCATTTGCTGTTATAACCTTTGAAAACATTTTTTGATATTGGCTTAAAAGATCTGCAATAGGATCTACTATAAACATAACAAAAGAACGTTCAACTGTCATACCTTTTGGTGCATTTGAATACGCCATAAAAGGAGATAGTCCTAATTGATTTTGTTGTGTTGGTATTAATATTGCTACATCAGTTAATACTAAACGAGATGTTTCATCTTTAACTGTACACAATAATTCTTCGCCTGTAGATAGACGTACTATTTTTACTTCACTCATTTTTTCTTCCTAAGTTGATAATTTAAAAAAGGCCCCAGATTTCCAGGGCCTTTCCGTATAATACTATGAATAGTACTAGTCAGCTGTAGCCAATTTAGCAAAATAAGAAAGAGTATCTTCCTCATCAGCTGATGCTTGTGGAGCTTCCGTTGCTGGAGCTGCGGTCTTCATTTGAGGTGCAGGAGCCTGTGTATCTAAAGAAACACTTTCCGCTGTAGTCATAATAGCACCTTCTTCACCTAAAACTCTGTTCAATTTTTCTTTTAGTTCATTATATGATTTAAAGTTTTTAGGATCTACAATTTCCTGTAGACTATACAGTTTATTGTAAGTAGTTTCAAGTATAGCATCATCACCAGATAAAGCTGATGCAGAAGCAAATTCAGATTTATCATAGTTACGATATCCTGCAACCTGCTGAATTTTTAATTTAAATTCGGCACCTTCCCAAAAATCGAAAGGATTAACAGGAGACTCATCCTGATATTGTGGCTGCATTTTATCCATGATCTTATCAAAGATTTTCTTACCAAATTTATATAGGAAAACTTTTCCATCATTTTCTGGTGCAGAAGGATCTGATACGACTTGAATATTAACAACATAATGAAGACGACGCTTACGATCACGAGCAGTTTGTTTATCTTCATCTCTACCTGAATTCCATAAAACAGAATTAGCTTCTGAAACAGGATCGGCTTGACTTAGTGTAGTTAAAGAATTTTCGATGTACCATAGACCAGTTGGTCCTTTGAAACCGTGATCCCAAAAGCGGACCCATGGTAAATCTTCTCCTTCAGGAGCAGGAAGAAAACGAATAACAGCGTATCCATTTCCAGCTTTATCTACTGTAGGTTTCCAATATCGATCATCGACATAGGATTGTTTAGTTGAACCACCACCGGCTACGGCTTCGGCTGCTTTCGTTAAAGCGCTGATATCAGCACCACGATTAGATTTTAGATTTGCAAAACTCATATATTTTTCCTTGTATTTGCGGTGTATGTTTGTATCATAATATAATTATACCACAGAATCACTAAGATGTAAATACCTTAAGTACACTTTTTTTCATTTTTTTCAAGTCTACTCGAATAAAAGGACTATACTTATGTATTTTACGTGAGACATCAGGCCACACGATCGTTTCTGTGATATTTTTGTCAGCCTTTCTCATAAACTGAGTCAGTTGGTTTAGTATTACCACCGACTCTATATTTATATCATCTGACAAATAGGATTCTATAACTATAGGATATTGGTTTCCTATATCGAATATGGAGTCAAAAGACTGACATTCCTCGTTCAACCTGAGGAGATCTTGTTCGAAGACGTAGCCTAATGACTCCATACGCTTTAGTTGATCTTTGTGCTGTTGCTCGTTATTGAGCATGTCACCCACCCAATTATTACCAGCTACAAAATGTGCTGCATAATAATTGATCAACTCAGGTGGTGAGTCGAACATTCTACCAATTTTGGCAAAATGAAACTTGTCTCTGCGTTTCCAAAACGATTGTTGTTTAGCAGATGTCTTATAATTATATTTCGTTGCATCATAAGTATCGCTTTCAAAGTGTAACTTTAAAGCTTGATAATACCTATATGCATCGAATGGTTCCATCCTCATGAAACTTGAATTGCTATATAAATGCATAGACCTAAAATAATTAGTTTACCATAATCTAAATCAAATTTAGTTCCTTCGCCGTATTGGCTATCCCACATTTTTTTTATCTTTTTCATAAGATACTCATCCTTATTGTTTGGTCTATATAGAAAGTATGCCAATCTTTTTCTTCTACATCGACTGCTTGTATTGCGCCATCTATATAAGTTGCTGCTTCTTCAGCATCGGCAAAACCTATAGGATGACAATTCAATTCACGAATTTTATTAAATTCTAAAGTCATACGCCTAGTTTTATTCATTGATGCTTCAATATCAAAATATGTTATTTCACAAGTAGATCCTAAAAGCACTTCAATTAACTGTTCTCTATCGTAAGGAAGCTTTGCCATTATATATCAAGTTGAATGCTATTGCCTTTAATGGCATTAACACGAATAGCTTCTGCTTCAATTTTTTCTTTTATCTGTGGAGATATAAGACGTGCAACATCTTCAGGTTGCAATTCTCTATCTTCACATACTCCTAAGACAGCATCAATGTAAGGCATTGAAAATTCTTTTACTTTCTTTTCTATCATAGTAGAAAAACGTTTTTTAGTCATAATTGTAGTGACTATTTCTTTTTCTTCTTGAACTACCATTTCTTCAATCATTTACTTCTCCCATTTATAAAAGTGGTGGTCGTCAATAGATGAAATATAACTCATTTCTTTAGACCAATATGGACTTACGTTTTTAGCATGATAATGAGTACTTCCATCTGAAATATCGTAACCAGATACAAATAATGATATTGCTTTTACAGAAACAAATACACTAGTTATCCATGCCTCTTTTTCTCTTGGTTTATCAGATAGACCATCGCAATACCAGGAGAACTGACATTTATTAAGCTTAGGTTCTCCATTACTTTTTAAGTATGCTTGTTTTACAACTCCACATACTGTATTAGGATATCTAATATCATTAACTCTATTTAAAACTACATGTGTTACTGCGAGTTTACCTGCAGCAGATTGATTACGTGCTTCAAAATACACGTTTTGTGCTAAACAATGTTGGTCCTCAGAGCCCATATTAGTAATAGCAGTATGTTGTCGTTCTGGTGGCAACTCCGCTAGCGCTAGCTGAGGAGAAAATGCTAGCGAAGCTGCCAATAAAGAATGTTTGATCATTTATCAAACACCCTTAACAATACCGAATCGCCATTGAGGCGACCATTCGGTATACGTATTTTTGTAGTTAAACTGTTCCATTCCACACCTATTTGTTTAGGGGTTTTCTTTTGAACTATTGGTAAGAATATATCTGGTTTCCTTAAGGAAGTTGCTCTTGATAAATCCTTATCAAAGTTGGTTATTGTAGTGCCTCTTACTTCAAAGCCTGTAGCAGCTGCACATACATATTCAGTTAAAACTTTATATTTTACATTGAATACGTATAACCTCATTGCACCTATCATTTGAACAGGCGGCATTGAAGCTAACTTAAACTCAGGCGAGTCTTTACAATATTTCACTTTTGCAACTTGCTTATCAGCAGTACGAACTTTAGGCTTACGAATTTTAACTGTTGCTTTTTTAGCTGAACGAACTTTATCTAAGTCTGCTAACATTTCTTCACAGCATTTAATTCTACGCTTGAGTTCTTTACGTTCTAAATGCGAATAGCCTTCAACAGCTTGATCGCATCTTTTATGATATGCATCACCGTAATCTAATAACCAACCTTCAATAGTATTTTTAGGAAATTCAATTGAAGATGTGGATAATCCATGAAACTTAAATCTTTCATAGACATTCAGTTCTTTATTTTCTCCTTCCATCCAACTATCTTCAAGATCGTCAAGATCGTACATGATAGTAGAATATGTTTTATTGAAAAGCTTTTGAGCAGGAGTAAGGATTACAAGTTTCTTTTCATCCTTTTCTTTTTCTTTCTTTTCTTTTAAAATTACTTTACCTTTTTCTAAAAGTCCAGCATAATATTTAGTAAGACCGCTAACGTAAGATTCATAACGCTCAGTAACTTCCATATTACAAGCAAGTGCATGAATTGTAGCACAATGGTGTGTATATGTGTAAAAGCAATATTCAGGATTAGCTAAAATTGCAGCTGCATCCTTTTTATTAAAATGAGATTTTACGTAACCTTTGCTAAGACTACTCAAATCTTTCTTATCGAGTTCTTGGTGAAAATAAGTTTGAAGCTGCGTCCAACCTTTATCAATCGGTGCAGCTGCTACACCAGTACGAGCACGTGACCTAACTTTAGGTTTCTTTGCAACTCTACCAGTAATCTTATTTACTTTAGCCATTATAATCTCCTCAGATTTATATTCGAAACTATTTGAATCAACGCCCCTAGTATCTCCAACTTGCCAGTGTCGTATTTACTCTCTACTTCGGTGTTCCCTACTGTAGAGCCTACGTATAGTTTGTTGAAACTAGCACCATATCGGATGGTGTGTTTAAGTCCGGTTCTCTCTGCACGGACGCTGATTAAAATAGTTTCTCCTTGTTTCATTTAATATAATAATACTACCACAGAAAAAAATAAATGTACACCATTAAATGCATTTTTTAACATTTTATTTAGGACTGTGATATTTTTATCACAGTGCCTCAAAGGTTTTTACATTTTCAACGCGGAACGATCTCCAGCCTTTAGCTTTCACGTCATACACTTTAATGACTTTAAGCATTGTTTGTAAGCCATCATCATCATCTTGATTCTTAGGTTTAGCATTTGCCGGAATAGAACTTTCTTTTAAAGTGCATTCCATATCTCGTTCTTCGCCATTTATTTTAGTAAATATTACACGGCAATTTGTGCCTCGTAATTTATCAACCATCATTTCACGTGTTATTGGTACCAATATATTATCTCCGCATGTTAGCTGCATCAATGGCAGCTTGTTTGTTGTCTTTACGAACTGGCATAAGATTAGACTTATGCGTTGTCACGATACCAGCAATTTCATTGCCAGTGTATATACTGCGTTCTTTGGCAATACCATTACCAATGCAGTTATTTGAAGTAGGAATAGAAAAGGTTTCTGACTTTAGATTAGGTAATTCATATCTATGGTCAATACCTCCTCCTTTATATCCTACACGCTTAAGCAAAGCTTCCATCTTTTTTTCTTCAGCAAGAACTGCTTTAGTTTTCTTCTTTGCTTTTCGCTTCTTTGTTGAAAGAGAACTCATGCCTCTTACTAAATGCATAGTCATTTAGATTAATCCCAATCATTATCCATTGCAATTGTATCGCGCATATGATCGCCATAATATTGATCAGCATATTTTGATGCATCAGTCCAATGGTTTATATTCTCGCCATCATACTTGTCATAGCCTTTGCTGGTAGGCTGCGTCATAGCAGTATAATCTTTTACTGCACGCTTGGCCGCAATATCAGATTTGCGGGCTTTTGTTTTAAACTTACGCTTTTCGTGAACTTCTTTAATCATTGCTAAACGATCAGCGAGTTGTTTATCAGTCATTGTCATTATTATTTATCTCCTCAGATATTTTAAGTTTTATTATATTAGTATTCTACCACAGAAAAAAGGAAATGTACACCATTAAATGCACATTTCCGAAATTATTTTTTATGAAGCTAATGTCATAATTGAGAAAGGAACATTGTATCTTCCAGAAGATGTAGATACAATTGCCTTTGTACGATTTACTTTTTCGACTGTACCGTAAAGAGGTAATCCGCGAGAGTCATTAACATTAACTTTATCGCCTTTGGCGAATATTAAACGAGCAGAACGTGAAGTATGTGCACGGATAAATTTTTGTTGAATTTTAAGAGCTTCAATAACATCATTCAACTCTTCAGTTGTAGAAAGAAGTTTAATATCTTTGACTAGTGATTTTGTTAGTACGTTCATTTAGTTGTCTCCTCAGACTTTGTTTTATTTAATATATTAATACTACCACAGTATTATACTAATGTACACCATTAAATGCGCTATTTTGCATTTTTTTTCAAAGGTGTGATATAAATGTCACAGTTAGCTTTGTACTCCTAATAATAAAACGGTAGCTATAAGTGTTAGCATAAATACTAAAACATATGAATTCATTTTATTTCCTTTTCTAATCGAGCTAGCATTTCGTTGAGTGAATCTTCATTCGCTTGATATCGTATTCCAATACCTCCTTTTTCTATCCATTTTGCAATGTTAGAAGGTTTGTCATCAATAAGAATATTAGGACTGCCATCAAGCTCATTAATAGCATAATTTTCTTTTTGACCAGTGAATCTTAGATTTTTGATTTCAGGCATAAGATCATGTCTTTCAAGCCATACTCTTTTCCAATAAGCAGAGTTATCTCGATCGCCTCTTAAAGGAGATGAATTGATTCCCCAATTATCATTAGATAAAAGTTTTACTTGAGAAATTAATAATTTTGATGTTGGAAATAATTCTAGAGTATTAAAGAAATCAGTATTTCGTAAATTTAAAATTGATTCTTCTGGATTCTGAATATATTTCCAATGTGTTTTACCGAAGTATTTTGCAAACCCATCAAAAAAGTTTGCAATCACTCCGTCCATATCGACCTGAACTAGCGGCCCATATGTTTGTCTATCGTTTGGTAAGCTCATGCAGCCCTCCTTGATATTACTTCTTTATAATTGAATACTGAAAAGTAACGAGGCTTCATTTCTTTTTTGCCTGTTTCTTTGTTTTCTTCGTTAACATAGCGAACTAAGCTAGCA